TGCAGCAGTAATTGGTGGGTTAGTAGATGGTACAACATACTTTGTAATAGCAACAGCAACTAACACTTTTAAGTTATCAGAAAGTCATAGTAACTGTGGAGATGAAGCAGTAGTGTCACTAACAGGAGTATCAAGTGATGGTGATGCACAGACGTTTACATCACAGGGTAAGCCAAGTGCAGGGCAGACATTTCCTGATGTATATATGCCTAAGTATGGTGCGTAATGTTATTTTCTGCTTTTTCATTTTCAGAAGTTGCTTTATCTGATATAAAACTACAAGTAAGAGAGTTTTGGTTTGAGATTGCACCAGCGAACCCTGAATCATGGTCTGCTATAACAGTACAAGGAGTTGATCAAGCAACAACCTTAACTTCTTCTGATGTAGCTACTTCGTTTTCAGAGTTTGCTTTTTCACAGTTAGGGGTAGCTGATTTAGGATTACAGCTAAAAAGAGAGCCTTGGTCGAATGTATTAGGAACTTTGGATAGTCAAATAAACGATTCCGTAGAATCATGGTCGAATGTTTCTCCTTCTGGCTCTGAATCTTGGGCAAATATATCACCATCTTCAAATGAGAGTTGGGTTGAAAAAAACCTTAGTATAATATAGGATAGAAATATGGCAAGTACATACACAGCAAATACAGGTTTAGAAAAGATAGCTTCCGGGGAACAAGCCGGAACCTGGGGAAATACAACCAACGCCAACTTTGATATCATTGATGACGCTTTGAATGGTGTTTTAAGTATAACAGTGTCTGGTGAGACTACTTTAACAACATCGGATGGTGTACTTTCTAATGGGCATCATAAAGTTATAATTTTAGCTGGCACTCCTTCAAGTGCGTTTAACTTAATAATAGCCCCTAATGATGTTCAAAAATGGTATATTGTAGTTAATAGTTCTGGACAAACCGCCACAGTATTACAAGGGGGTGGTTCGGGAACCACGGTTGCTATTACAGACGGAGCTTCTACTACTGTGTATGCGGATGGAGCAGGGACAAATGCTAATGTTGCTAAAGTAAGTACAGATGTTTCAGTGGATGCCTCTCCACAATTAGGGGGTAATTTAGATGTCAATGGTAAATTAATTAAATTTGGAGATTCGGCTACCGCTGGTTCTGACGATACTTTAGAATTTGGTGCTTCAGATGATATGCAGTTATACCACGATGGTACAAATTCATTTATTGCTAATGCCACAGGTGTTTTAAAAATAGCAACTGAGACATCTGGCATAGCCGTTACTATAGGGCACACTACCTCAGAAGTAACAATAGCCGACAATGTTACTGTAACAGGTAATATAACTGCATCAGCGGATTTATCTGTAGGAGATGATTTAACTTTAGGCTCTGATTCGGCTGTAATTTCTATTGGTGCGGATGGTGATACAACACTTACTCATACGGATGGTTCTGGTTTAACTTTAAACTCAACTAACAAAATAATGTTTAATGACGCTTCTCAATTTATACAAGGGTCAAGTGCAACAGTCTTGTCTCTTGGTGCAACGGATGAAATAGATTTAACTGCAACAGCCATAGATATAAACGGAACGGTTGATATTTCTGGTGCCGCTACTTTATCAAGCACAGCAGCTATTAGTGGAAATGCTACTGTTGGTGGAACTCTTGGTGTAACAGGAGCCTTAACAGAAAACTCATCTCAAGTAAAAGTAGTAGGGAAAGAGTCAATTTGGATACCTGCTTCTGCTATGTATCCGAATACAACCGCTGGTTGTGCTAGACTTGCTCAAGTAGAGCTATCAAATGGTCCTGAGTTAAAATGTTTAGACTTTGATAAAGACTCAGACGAAAATGCTCAGTTCAGTATTGCTTTTCCTAAATCTTGGAACGAGGGAACAATAACTTTTCAAGCTTTTTTTACAGCTACTAGCACTAATACAGGCACAGCTGCTTGGGGTTTGTCGGGTGTTGCAATAGCGGATGATGATTCATGCAACACGGCTTTTGGAACTAACGTAGTTGCAACTGCAAAAGCTCATAGTGGTACCTCAAATGATATAGATGTTTGTGCTGAAAGTGGAGCAGTTACAATAGCTGGTTCTCCATCAACTGATGAATTAGTTTTCTTTCAAGTAATGAGAGATATTTCAGCAGACGATCTTTCAGCAGACGCAAGACTATTAGGAATAAAATTATTTTTTACCACAGATGCAAAGAATGACGCATAATGACAGGTTTTGGCTACACTGTTTTAGGTTTCGGAGGAACCTTGGGAAACACAGAATTTTATGAAGTTACTATTTCTAGTAATACGGATATATTTAAGTTAGAAACTCATCTTAGTAATAATACATCTTATAATGGTTCTGCTGTTGCCGATTTTTTTGTTACCATAGACAGTGGTGTTGTTGTAGGTGGGTCTGTTGATGGAGGCAGTTATAGTGCAAACCCAACTGGAATTGCTTTTGAAACTGGTTCGCTAGGAACAGGTTCTCGATTATTTATAACCAATAATGGAACAATTATTGGTTTTGGTGGTCGAGGAGGAACTCTTGATGGTAATGGAAGGGATGCTCACGCAGATGGTAGGTTAAATAGACAAGGTGGTCATGGTGGCACTGCATTTAAAACAACGATCGAAACTTTATTTACAAACAACGGAAAACTTCAAGGAGGAGGCGGTGGAGGTGGAGGAAGTGCGATCATAGACACTCAAGGTGGTTCTGGTGGAGGCGGTGGAGCGGGTGCTGCTCCAGGTTTAGGTGGATCGTTAGTCGGTGTTGCAGGAGTTAATGGAAATGCAGGCTCTTTAACTGGGGGAGGAACAGGCGGTTCTAACGGAGGTAGAGCAGGTGGAACAGGTGGAGGTCCCGGAGAAGATGGTAATCCTGGTACTGCTTCAGGTAGTCTTACATTCCCTATCGGTGAAGGTGGAGATCAAGGTGATTATATAATTGGAGATAATTTAACAACTTTTCTTGTAGAGGGAACAAGAGCAGGAGGGGTGACAAGCTAATGCCTTTTACAAAACTACAATTTAAACCCGGAATAATAAGCGATATTACTTCTTACAGTAACGAAGGTGGTTACGTTGATGGTGATAAGATAAGATTTAGACTTGGTTTTCCAGAAAAGATAGGTGGTTGGGAAAAATATTCTGAAAATCAATACGAAGGTACGGCTCGTAGTTTACATAACTGGTCGGCTTTGGATGGTTCAAACTATTTAGCAATAGGAACAACAAATAAATATTACATAGAAGAAGGAGGAACATTTAATGACATTACTCCTGTTAGAGCAACAACTACTAATGGCATTACTTTTGCGGCTACTAACGGATCCGCAATAATAACGGCAACAGACTCGGCCCACGGAGCCGTTGAAGGAGACTTTGTTACAATATCTGGTGCAGCAACTTTAGGTGGTGTTATAACTGCGGCAGTTTTAAATAAAGAACATCAAATTGTAACAGTACCTAATGCTAATACATATACCATAACAGCGAGTGCCACGGCTAATGGTTCTGACACGGGAACTGGTGGAGCGGGTGTCGATGGGGTTTATCAAATAAATTCTGGACTAGATACCACGGTTGGTGGAACGGGTTGGGGTGCTGGATTGTTTGGAGGTGTAACAACCACGGCATTACAAACGCAATTAAATGAAGCACTTGATAATAGTGAAACTGCTGTTGATGTTGACGATGAAACAGGTATGACTACTGCAAATGATGTTATCTTAGTCGATGAAGAACTTATGCTAGTGTCTGCAACAAGTGATGACGATACCATGACCGTAACTCGTGGACATAGTGGTACAACTGCCGTGGCTCACGATGATAACACTCTAGTAAGACTAGCTGTTGGTAATGTTAGTAGTGCTTCTGATTTTACAGGTTGGGGTATTGCATCAGCGGGATTAACAACAACCACAGAACTTAGGCTTTGGTCAGAAGATAATTTTGGAGAAGACTTACTAATCAATCCAAGAGATGGAGAAATCTATTATTGGGACAGAACCGACAACTTATCCACAAGAGCCGTAGAGATATCCACAGAAACTGGAGCTAGTAACACACCAACTATTGCTAAACAGATTTTAGTGTCTGACCAAGACAGACACGTTATTGCTTTTGGAACTAACACTCTAGGAACCACGGTTCAAGATCCATTGTTAATACGTTTTTCTAGTCAAGAGTCTTTATTAAATTGGACACCTACTGCTACAAACACAGCAGGTGATTTAAGACTTGGTGGTGGATCAGAATTTATACAAGCCGTTGAAACCAAACAAGCTATCTTAGTGTTTACCGATAAGACTCTTCACGCTATGAAATTTATAGGTCCTCCATTTACTTTTGGTATGCAAGAATTATCTAAGAATATAACTATTATGAGCCCAAGATCGGCTATCGCTGTTGATGACACTGTCTTTTGGATGGGTCAAGATTCTTTCTATATATATGCTGGGGGTCAAACACAAAATTTACCATGCACTGTAAAAAACAAAGTGTTTTTAGATATGAACAAAGAACAAACAGAAAAAGTTTATGCTGGTGTTAATAGTGAGTTTGGAGAAGTCATATGGTTTTATCCAAGCACTAGTGCTTCTAACAATGATAAGTATGTTATATTTAATTACAACGATAAAACTTGGTACTATGGATCTTTAGCTCGTGATGCTTGGCTTGATAGAGGTCTTAGAAGAAATCCTTTGGCTGCAAATTCCGGCTATATTTATAATCAAGAAATAGGTTTTGATGATGACGGCAGTGCGATGGAATCTTTTATCGAGTCAGCACCAATGGACATGGGTGATGGAGAAAAATTTAGTTTTATAAGACGAGTTATACCAGATCTAACATTTACTGGTTCTACTGCGTTAAGTTCTCCAAGTGCTCTTTTTACAATAAAAGCTCGTAATTTTCCTGGTGTAAATTTTAGTAACACAGATACAGGTACAGCAATAAGAACTAGCACATCTCCAGTAGAAGCTTTTACTGAAAAGCTAGATATACGAGTTAGAGGAAGATCATTTGCATTAAGAGTGTCTTCTGATGCCTTGGGTTGTAAATGGAAGTTAGGTTCTCCAAGAATTGATATCAGAGAGGATGGTAGACGATAATGTTAGTAACTAGTATTCCTCAATATATACAAGGTCTAACGAATGCTAAAGTTGATCTAACAACTACAAATGCAACCACATTGTATACCGCACCTAGCGACTCTGACTTTAATGCTTCTATTATTAATTCAATATTAGTGTCGGAAGACTCTGGTAATGCTGATACAATAACTGTAACTTTGACCAATGGTAGTGTTGTATTTAGTTTGTTTAAGGTAAAAGCCGTAGGTGCAAATGGGACAGTTGAGCTATTGACAAGAGATTTGATAGTACAAGGTGGAGAAATTTTAAAAGTAACGGCTGCAACAGCAAATAGGCTTCATGTTGTTGCTAGTGTGCAAGAACTTACTAAAACTAGAATTAGTACTAGTGCTACTTTATAGCATTGAACAAGTAAAACTTTCATGGTAGGGTGATAAACATGACTGCAGCATTGAAAACAGAAGATATCCCAGCTGGCGGAATTGCAGGTTTTGTAATGACGGATGAGCAGATTGAGCAACTAGAAGCCGAAGAGCTTAGAGAGCAATACGGCACGACTGGAATTGCA